ACTTATATATTTACTATATTTGCATTACAAGAGCCAACAGATATAGGAGAAGATGAGACTGGTAGAGCGGTGTTTACCGGCAATTATGTGTTGGAGGTAATGAACTAGGCAACAAGTGCTAAGATAAATTTATAACATTAACATTATACGAATATGGCAATGCAAGACATAAATGTAGGATATGCTACAATCACTTGGGGAGGAACTTCTCTAGGTGAAACCGAAGGTGAAGTACGACTTGAGGTAATTACTCAAAGAGTTATGCAATCTTCAGACACATACGGAGCAGAAACACCTTTTGATATGATAGAAGTAGGGCGACAATTAAGAGTCACCGTACCTTTGTCAGAATACTCATTCTCAGTATTACAAGATATTGTACAAACCGCAGATGTAGCAGGAGGAAAATTAAAGATTGGAGAAGTTGTAGGAGCTTCCACAAGAGCCTTAGCCAAGAAATTAGTTATCCACCCAATCATCAAAGGATCTAACACTGGGTCTGACATAACCTTACACAAGGCTGTGGTTTCATCTGAGACTATTGAGGTATCTTTCAGCAATGATAGAAGCCAAATAGAGGTAGAGTTTATGGCACTTATAGATGCAACAAACACCGACGGAGTATTAGGATATATTGGAACACCTGCTTAATATGGCAGTAAAAGCATTAACAATTCAAGATGTATTAGAGCTTACCCAAGAGGTCAAGCCCATCTTGGAGTTAGCACAAAATATTGATCAAGAGAATGTATCTGGTTCAACCCTAGATATAGTCTTAAACAATGTAGACAAGGCTATCCCTGTATTATCTACCCTTAGCAATAAAAGCCTCTCAGAGGAGCAAATTAAGGCTCTTAGTGTGGTGGAACTTGTAGCATTGATAGATGAGATATTAGAAGCTAATGGGGTGGAGCAACTGCTGGGTTTATTTTCCAAAATCAGTCAAAGGTTCCAGAGCAAGAAGTAGACAACTACCCCCCTAGCCTGATGATGATTGTGTTAGAATTTTTTGCACATAACTATTCGTATTCAAAACAAGAGACAATGCAACTGACTATCCCAGAGGCATTGTTTTTTTATAATCAAACATTAAAAAGACAAAAACAGAAAGCTATAGACCAAGTGACAGAGTGGGAGATATACCTTGCTATAGCCACAAATCCACACTTAAAGCCTACAGATAGTAAAAAGTTATCTAATGAGTTTAAGCGAGTAAAGATGAGGTTAGAGGATAAGAAAATCAAGCCACAGGAGGTAGAGAAGAACTTGGAACACCTCAAACGGTTATTAGGCAACAAATGATAAACTAGCAATAATAACTAATATATATATGGCATTATCAGCAGGAGCAGTCGTAGCACAATTTGATGGGGACTTCAAAGGTCTTAATAAAGGTTTACAGGAAGCTAAAGGTAAACTTGATGGGTTTACTGGGAATATACAAAAAGCTGGAAATAAAGTGGAAGAAACTTTTAAGGCAATGGGGAAATTTGCTGTAAAATACGGTAAAATAGTAGGTTTAGCAGGAGTGGGTGCTTTAACACTATTTTCTAAACAAGCTATAGACCAAGTCACACAAGTACAAAATGCTTCAGCTGGATTGAGAGCTTATGAGAAAGATGCAAGTAAAGTATCTAACACATTGTCTGAATTAGTAAAATTTGCTCAGTCAGATATGGGGGTATTGTTCCAAAGAGGTGATTTATTTGATGCCGCTTCTACTCTTAAATTATTTGGAGCAGCAACAGAAGACCTTGTCCCACGAGTAAAAATAATGTCTAAAGCTGTAGCTGGAGGTAAAACAACCTTTCAAGATTTATCTACAATATTAGGACGGGTTTCTGCTTCAGGAAAGCTAACCGCTACTGATTTTGATATGTTAATAGAGAGAGGGATTGGATTAGATAAGAAAATGAGAGGGACTAGTGTGTCCGCTGAAGAATTATTTAAGGCATTAGACAAGGCATTGCCAGATGAATTGTTAGAGGGAAGAGCCACATCTATAGAAGGGCAAATGGTCAGACTAAGGTCTGCTCTAAGAAATGTTGGGGCTACCTTTTTGGGAGTAAACAAAGAAGCAGATGGATTTTTGCCAGGAAGTATAGGAGAGAGAGTATTCCAACTTTTAGATAAACTTAGAGGATTTGTAAGAAGTAAAGAATTTTTAGATGGAGTGACTACTGCTTCTAACTTTTTAGCTAGTTCTTTTGATAATCTAGTTATAGCAGCTAAGGGATTAGAAGGACTAAGGGCTTTAATTTTTGAAGGAGATTTCAAAGGATCAGACAATCTATTTGGAATGGGAGAAGATAGCCAATTTGTAACTTTTGTGTTTGAAGCAAGAGATGCTGTAAAATCTTTTTGGGAGGCTATGCAACCAGCAATACAATCTGTTAAAACTTTTTTTGAAAGATATATTATTGCATATATCCCAACTTTACAACTATTTTTGGGAATATTACTTATGTTGGCTACTCAGGTATTAGCAGGATTGAAAGGTGCTTGGGAACAATTAAAAAAACCAGTTGGAGATTTACTAATGGCATTTATAGATTTTTGGGAAACAGTGCAACCTTTATTACAAGGATTTCTTATTGCAATTACTATTATACTTATTCCAGCTTTTCAATATTTATTAGCTGTGGTAGTACAAGTATTTAGTGGAATAATTACAGCTGTTAGTGGGGCATTAAATGTTGTAACAGGAATTATCAAAACAGTGTTTGGAATTGTAGCTGGAATAATGACTGGAGATTTCAGTGCAGCAGCTCAAGGTTTCAAACAAATACTAAATGGGTTAAAAGAATTTTTGTGGGGAGCTACTAAAATTATGATTTCTCCATTTAGAGGATTTATAGATGCTGTAAGAAATACATTGCAAGGAATAAACTTCTTCCAGATAGCTGTTAATTGGATGCAAGAGTTAATTCGTGGTATAAAAAGCAAAGCAGGTGGAATTGGTGGGGCTATAAAAGAAGGAATTGGTAAAATATTGCCAGAAGGGGTTAGAAAACTTATCCCAGGCTTTGCCAATGGAGTCAGAAACTTTGGCGGGGGATTGGCTGTGGTTGGTGAGCGAGGCCCTGAATTGGTCAATTTACCTAAGGGAACTGATGTGTTTAGCAATGAGGAAAGCAAGAGAATGGTTGGAGGTCAAGGGATTACTATTGAAACTATGAATATCAAGAGTGGTGTAGACTGGGAGGTAGGAGCTTCATACTTAGCACAAAAATTAAGATTATCATAATATGGAAACTTTAGCATTCAATGGGATTACAGCCACAATAGGAGGAAACTATCATTTAGCTAATATAGAGGGGTTATTGATTGGAGGGATAGAATTCTCCGCCTTTAATATTCCACAGTCTAATAAGGCTGGTTTTGTGTCTAATTTTGCTCATAGTAAGGTTATATCTGTAGATATTGCTGTTAGAGGGTCAGATATGGCAGACTTCTACGATAAAAGACAGGCTTTACTCAAGGCTATATATCCTGCTACAAATCAAGAGGTGGAGTTTGTATATACCACAGAGGATAGTCAGGTATATACATTCAAAGGGTATCTTCGTACTGCGGTCAATGAAGGTGAGCGAAGTGGAAGTTATCAGACTGTAGGTTTCTCGGTTTATGTGCCTTCTGGGACACTTACAAGTGGAAACCTAAACTCTGCTACTCTTGCACAAACAGGAGTGCCTACAGGGGCAGTTTTGCCTTGGACATTGCCTATCTTGCTGGGGACTGTGTCTGGGTCTGCTACACTTAACAATGCTGGGAATGGATATGCTACAATAGATATACAGATATTTGGTCCGGGAGAAGGGTTTACTATACTTAATCAGACCACAGGTAAATTTTTTAAGGTTGACGGACTTACTCTAAACTCTAGCCAAACAATAGATATATTTGGAGAACAGCAAACAGCTACACAGTTAGGGACTTCTATATTCCAGTTTGTGACCAGTGACTCTGAATTTATCACCCTTGCACCTGGAAATAATAACCTTGCATTATATGTAGACTCGGGGGCTACATCTGACACACAAGCAGTAATAACTTGGTATAACACCTATGTCGGAATATAAATACATACTTTGGGATTTTAGAACTGGCTTAAAGGAAATATTGCCAGAGGCTTTGAATAGAAGTTATTCTTATCAATTAAACAGGGCTGGTAAGGCTAGTTTTACTTTGCCTTTAACTGTGGAAAGACTACAACGGTTCCCATTATATATTGGAGTGACTAGACTATTGATATACCGAGAGGATAAACTTATATGGGCTGGTGTGGTCTGGGAAGTTAATGAGGATGCTGGTGATGATGACGGGAATGTCAATGTACAATGTATAGAGATATTCCATATATTATCCGAGAAGAGATATACTTCCAATACATACACCTCCACCGATGCTGGGACTATAGCTTGGGGATTGATAAACACTACACAAGGGCTGACAGGTGGTGATTTAGGGCTGACACAGGGGACAATACAGGCTACACAGAATAGAGATAGGCAATACTTTGATGAAAAGATAGGGGAGAAGATTATCCAGCTGACTGAGGTTATAAATGGGTTTGACTTTGAGATTACACCTAGCATAAAAGTAAATACTTTGGGAGTATTCAATGTATACAGCAAGAGAGGGGCTACACATAATACTTTTAGACTAGAATATGGTGAAGGGTTAAAAAACAATATACAATCTTGGAGCAGGAAGCGGACTTTGTCAGATATGGTCAATAGTGTGATCGTAGAAGGTGAGGGTTATGGAGATATAGCCTTGAAATCTACTCAAACAGATAGCTCAATGATAACTGCAGTAGGATTATTACAGGGTAGGGTGCAAGAGAAGTCTGTTAATCAACAAACTACATTAGACAGCAGGGCTGATGAGTTTATCCGTGTTAGAAAGACAGAACAGCCACTTTATGATATAACTCTTAATAATGCCTATGATGAATTTGGGTTATACGATATAGGAGATATAGTTTCAGTCAAAATAAAATATGGGTATGTAGATATAAATGTAAATATGAGAATATACGGAATAGATGTGCGGGTATCTGACACTGGCGAGGAAGTAATCAAATTAACAGTATCACCAATAATTTAAAATATATGAGTACAAGTATACAAGAGCAAGATTTAATTCAAAAAATAAAAGAGTTAGAACAAAGACTTGCAGATATAGAAAGACAGCAGAGAACTATTGGAGGTTGGACAATTACACCATCTTCGATACAAACTGGTGATTACAATACATCAGGTAAAAGATACTTGGGCGATGATGGGTTATCTGTGTCTAATACTTTCAGAGTTGATCCATCTGGAAACATGACAGCCACTAATGCAAATATATCTGGGACAGTCAATGCAATTGCTGGTACTTTTTCCGGGACAGTCAATGCAAATGCTGGTACTTTTACTGATACGGTTAATGTGAATGGAACTCTACAGTCTAGCGGATCAGGTGCAAGGTGGGATATAAACAATACTCCTAGAATGAGGTTTTTTGACTCTACAAGAGAAAGAATGAGACTAACTCAAGATAGAATAGAGTTTTGGGATGACTCTGGTAATTCCGCTGGAAATATAAAAGGAGCTACTGAAAATGGGGTGCCTTCTGTTAGTGTGGGTGGAGTTTTATATGCTCCATCTGCTTTTATCGGGTTAGGTATGACTGTAGGGGGAGCTTTAATCTTAGAAACCGATATTCCTGGTAGTAGCTCAGCCTCTGGTACACAAGGGTCTATTACTTGGGATAATGATTATATTTATATTTGTGTAGCTACAGATACTTGGAAAAGAGCTGCTTTGTCAGCTTACTAGTAGGCAACAAGTGCTACAGTGTATGTATAAACTTAGAATATACATATATGGCAATCGATGTAAGTTATAGAGACACCTACACCACCTCAGCTGAGGACTTAACTAGAACAAATAAAAACTTCATCATAAATGAAGGAGTAGCTTTTGATGGGTTTAATGTGACTGAGTCTTTGACTCCCGGAATGTCTGTGTTAGTCGCTCCTGGGACTGCTTACTTTTATGGCTCAGGTACAAATGCAAATGTAATGTATGAGTTTTATTCTGATGCTAATGAGACTGTGACAATTGGTACAGCTGGAGTACAGGCTAGAATAGATATAATCTGCCTTAAAGTAGATGCCTCCACTGGAGTTGCTAGTATAGTGGCAGTAGCTGGGACACCGTCTGGATCACCAGCCGTACCTGCCACACCTGCCTCACATCATAAATTGGCTGAGGTAGCAGTTGGAATATCTGTGACCACAATTACAAATGCCAATATAACAAGCACTAGAAGGTCTGTGTTTGTCTTACCTACCGGAGATAGGACAAGTGGTCTCTTAGGGGGAAAAATACAAGCCACAGTAGCTTCTAATAATCTAACCCTAGCTGTAAAGACTTTAGCTGGAACTGACCCGTCTGCATCTAGCCCTGTCGGTATCTGGATTGGGGATACGTTAAGGTGGATAACAGGAGCTTTATCTGTGTCTGCTAATGCTGGTACTAACTGGTTTGCTTCAGGGTCTGCTGAGTTGGCTACAAGAGAAATAGACTATTTTGTGTATGCAGGATTTAATGCCACAGATGGGATAACTTTAGGATTTGCTAGAATACCTTATGCTGGTTTATATTCAGACTTTAGTGCTACAAATACAAATGATAAATTCTGTAGAATATCTACTATTACAAATGCAGCCGCTGGAGATAATTATGTCAATATAGGAAGGTTTGCTGCTACCCTATCCGCTGGAGCTGCACATAACTGGTCTGTACCTGCATTTACTGCTAATAATCTTATACAGAGACCTATTTTTGAGACAAGAGAATTGACTGCTACTCATACAATTAACTGGTCTGGTGGAACAACTAACCCAACTATAGATACTGCTGTATTAAAATATAAAATTAGAAATGACCAAATTAAAATTAATACTTGGTTCTATGATAGTTCAGGTGCTTCTAAAAATCGTACTAATGCTAATGTAGTATTCCCTATGTCTTTTGCGCCAACTAATAGTGTAAGAAATATTATGAATTGTATTGTAATAAGTGGAGGAACAAGGGTTGGGAATGAAACAGGAGCTTTAGTGACTGGAAATAATTGTGATTTTCTTGTATCTATGACAACTGCTACTTTTGAACTTTATATATCAGGTGAATATAAAATATAATTATATGACTAACAACAAATGGAACTGGAAAAAATGGCTTAATGGGGTGATAGTTATCCCAGAGGATACCACAGATATAATCAAGTATGGAACTGCTCTTGCAGTGGCATTATTAGCTAAATATGGCTATAATGAACTAGGAGAGTTTGAACTTATAATTATTGGAGCTGTGGTAAAGGCTGTGGTGGATAGAATACATTATTGGTGGAAATATGAATAATTATGAAAACCAGAGACAAAATAGACAAATTAGGAAATGATATGCTTACAGACCCGAATATGCCAATTAGAGATATACAAGCTAATACATTGGGGATTTTATCCTCTATGTATAATGAAAGCAAGGAAAGGCACGACCAGATGTCTAATTGTATTAAAGAATTAGACACCAAAATGAAACTTATAATCTGGATAGGTGGAATTATTGCAGGAGCTATAATCCTTAATATAATTGGCAATATATTGTCTATTCCACAGATAAAAGGGTTAGGGTCAGAAGACCAAAAAATAGTAGAAGTAATAAATAAATAATATGGCATACGAAACAATAATTATATTTTTTGAAAAAGGATGGAGTTATCCAAGAACTTCTAATCAGTCAAGAGCTCATTGGGCTAACAGATTAAGGACTTTACATCAGCAATATATGGCTCAAGGTAGAGAACACGCAGATGCAATTATACAATGCAAAAGAGAATATGATAGTAGTAGAGGAACTGCTAAATATGTTTAATTAAAAAGATATGGCTACAACATATAATACAACTGCAATAAGAGGAGATACCAAAACATTTACTATAAATGTGCCAGATATAGATATAACTGGATATACCTTTAGATTGACTGTAAAGAATATAGATGATGTAGCAGGAGATGACACCAGTGCTTTATTAGCAGTAAATTGGGACACCCACATAAACAATTTTGAGACTGCTATAACTTTAACTGCTACTCAGACTGCTTTTGCTACAGGTACATATAAGTATGATATACAGATGTCTAATGCAGGGGGGACTGTGTATACTTTAATTATTGGTGAATGGGATCATATAAATGATGTTACTAAGACTATAACTGTATAATGGCTAATATAACAGCAACAATTGAAGAAGTACAGGTAGATGCTTCTATTGTAGAGGAAAAGATAAATGTAGATTTTAATGGAGTAAAAATACCTTACTTTGGGCAGATGTACAATCAGACTTCTCAAACTGTAAATATATCTACACAGGGGGTATATGTACCAATGGCTATAAATGGAACTTTTGACACTGCTAATTCACAGGGGACTTCTGCTCCTTCTACTGCTACTTTTGGGATAAAAAATACATCTGGAAAAACTTTAAGATTTATGGTAATTGCTACAGCTGATGTAAATATAGGAAATAATAAATCAGCAGGTTGGAGATTGGGAATAAATGGAGTAGATTTAGCAGAAACAACTTGTAGTGCTACCACAGGGACTTCTAACTTTGCTAAAGTTATGACTCAATGGATGATCAATCTAAACCATAATGATGAATTAACTTGTCACCTTGCTAACCTAACTAATGCTAACAATATAACTGTGGTAAGAAGTAAAGTTGTCGCTTTTACAGTATAATTTGTATAGGCAACAAGTGCTAATATACACATATATAATTAACTTACATATATGGGAATGCGAGACACTTTAGCACCACAACCTACTTTAGACAGGATTTTCTTTTCAGCTGTGACTACAACTCAAACTTTAACTGTCCCTACTGCTTGTACAATGGTTAAAATAGTATCTAATAATGACTATATTTTAGTAAAGTTTGGAGCTACAGACCCTACAACTAGCAATTTTGATGAGATAGTATCTCCTGGAAGTGGAGAATATATTACAGTGCCTTCTACCACAAGAGAAATAAGATTATTACCAGCTACACCTATTGCAACAAATATTTATGTAGTAGAAAAATAATGAACAAATTACAGCATTTACAATATTTAGGTAAATTAGGTAATCAAGGAGCTAGAATTACAGATGTTTTATATAATTTACCTACTAAACCTGCTTTAGACTTAAACTTTGCTAGAAATAAGAGTTTAATGGATAATGTAACTAGAAGTAACTTAATTACGTTTTCGCGAGCATCAAGCGCTACGTATGTTGATAGCACTGGCACACTCAGGACGGCAGCGACGAACTTACTGGTGCGGAGTGAGGAGTTTCAGACGACGTGGTCAAATATCGGCTCAAGTGAAAATGTAAATGTCGCCACGTCTCCAAATAACACGTTAACGGCAGATGCGCTAGTTGATACAACTGTCAACGAACAGCATAACATCGCTCAAAGCGTAACTGGCTTGACAGGAAATACTGCGTATACGTTCAGTTGTTTTTTTAAAAAAGGCAGTAAAGATTTTGCTGCTTTGGTTTTTGGTCCCAACGCATCATGGGGCACTGGAAGTGGTGCGACCGCATATATCAATCTTACAAACGGCACACTTACAACAAGTTCTGGACTTACTGGAACTCCAGTAATTGAAGCATTTCCAAATGGTTGGTATCGTTTAAGCGCAACTGCTACAACGGTTGCATCGCCGGGGACTGTTTCAGTACGTGTTGCAGCATCGTTAACAGGAACGACGCAAACGTATACAGGGAATGCCGATGAAGCTATCTACATCTGGGGCGCGCAGTTAGAAGTTGGGACCTCGGTCACCAGCTACATTCCAACTACTAGTACGACTAGCAACGCCCCCCGCTTCGACCACAACCCCACGACGGGCGAAAGTTTGGGGTTGTTGGTGGAGGAGCAGAGGACGAACGACATCCGCAACAACACGATGCAGGGCGCCGTGGCTGGCACGCCGGGGACGCTGCCGACGAATTGGACAGGATCTACCACGACCGCAGGCGTAAGTCGTGAAATTATTGGTACTGGTACGGAAAGCGGAATTGCTTATGTTGACATTAAAGCAAGCGGCACAACTACAGGATTGCTGTTTTTTGTGATTAGAGCCGAGACTGCAACCAGCATACCAGCCGCTAATTTGCAAACTTGGGCACATTCGTCTTACGTCAAACTTGTAGCGGGCTCGCTTGCAAACGCAACTATAAAATTTGGACTCCAAGGCAATGACAACACAGGAACGGCAATCGCTTTTCCTCCTAACTTAATAATAGCTCCTACTACCGGAAGCCTTATTTCACAGCGAGCCACAAATGTCGGCGTTTTTAACACGGTTGGCATTGCTCACGTTCAACCTTACATTCAGATCGAGGCTGCGTCAGGCGTCGCCATCGACATCACCCTCCGCATCGGCCTGCCCCAGCTAGAACAGGGTGCATTTGCTACGAGCGTAATTCCGACATCCACAACCGCCGTCACCCGCTCGGCTGATGTGGCAAGTATTACGGGAACTAACTTCTCTAGCTGGTATCGGCAGGACGAGGGGACGATGTTTGCGAATGCCAGAGTTAACGCAACTTACGGCGGCGTCAATAGCTTCCCGCGAATACTTGCCATTAATGACGAATCCAACAACAACACAATTGAGAATTATTATCGAGTTTTAAGCCCTTATACCGACGCTGGTTACCTTGTAAATGCAAGTGGCGTGGTTCAAGCTCAGGTTGATACAAACGATGCACGCAATGGTCAAAGTAGTGCCATTGGATACGCGGCCAACAATTTTGCCTTAGTGATTGGTGGCACAATAGCTAATCTGGATACCTCTGGTACAGTTCCAACTGTGACTGAGTTGCGAATTGGAAACAGAGCGGATGGGAATAATGCTCTCAACGGCACCATCCGCCGCCTCACCTACTGGCCCGCCCGCCTTTCCGACGCCAACCTTCAAAGAATAACACAATGACATATTATTTAAGATTTCCAACAAAACAAATTGCAATGCAACTTTTAGAAGAAGCTGGATTTTTGGATAAAGATAAAAACATTATATTTTGTACTCATAACTATGCTATAGATATAGTTAATACTATTGTAGAAAGTGGAAAGTATGATGAAGAAGGCAATGTAATTGAACAACCTGTTACATTAAATGGTTGGCATATAAATTATATAGGTGAATTGCCTGTTGAGTGGGAGCAGTATTTAGTTACTCCAGAAAGTCCTGTTAGAGTATTTTTTGAGTAGACAAAATTATAACTATATGTTATAATATAGACAAATAACTTCACAACTCTATGTTTTACTCTAATAAATATAAAGCAAAAAAAACTATAATAGACGGGATTACTTTTGATAGCAAAAGTGAGGCTATGAGGTATCAGGAATTAAAACTGCTAGAAAGGGGTGGTCAAATAAAAAACTTGTCTCTACAGCCTAAATTCTTGCTTCAGGAGGGGTTTGTAAATGTCTACACAGGTAAGAAAGAGAGGGAAATTGCATATATTGCAGATTTTGAGTATATTGAAGGCGATAGGACTGTGGTAGAGGACTGTAAGGGATTTAAGACTTCAGACTATAAAATAAAAAGGAAGTTGTTTATTAAGAAGTATCAGGATCAATATTATCATTTAGAAACATAAGTATGAGTGTAAAAGTAGAAATTATTAAAGGAGATAAAGACTATATGCCATTTGTGCAGTTTGATAAAAATAGTACAAATGTAGATAACCAAGACCCAAGTCAATGGAGTAGCCCTATTACAGAAAGTGGACCTACTATATTGATAAATGAAAAAGGTGAAATTATAAGTGAATAAAATTATGAAATTACAAAACTGGAAAGAATATACATATCACCCACCGCTATTAGATAGCCATAGAATTGGATTTAGACACGGACAAAAATATCCTGCTGGATTTGGTAGTCTTACTGGAGAAAGACATCTAGGTCAAGATTATCTGCTCCCAGTTGGAAAACCTGTATATGCTATTGCTGACGGTGTAACAAAATCATCAGTAGGTAGACACGGTGGGAATACAGTCACATTGACTACAAATAGGGGTTTATCCGTGAGATATATGCATTTAAGTAGATTTGTACCAGAAAGCAATGCGAAGGTCTCCAGAGGGCAAATTATAGGCTATACAGGGAATACTGGAGTAAGTACTGCAAGTCATTTACACCTTGATGTGTTTGAAGGAGTGCCAACTAATATAAATCAGTTCAGTAAGTTTATTGACCCATTATCACTTAATTATTCAACTACTATGCCAGAACCAGAGAAACCACAAGAAGAGTACAATTTTCAAGGTAAAGATTTTGAGACTAGAATTTGTGAAAACTATGAGATTTTATTAGCTTATCCAGATTTATTCTTAGCACATAAATATGGGTATATAGACGGCAACCACGACTGGAACGGGAAGAATATCCGTAGATTTGTCAAATGGTGGGCTCAGTATAGGTCACATCAACAGTTCAAACAAGCAGTCGAGGCAGATTATCAGAGCTGGGTTTTACAGCAAGGGAAATAATATGAAACTTAAAACTCAACTACGAAGAATTATCAAGGAATACACTAAAAAGTTCTACACTATACTCACAGATGAGCCTTATGATGAAGATAATGCTTATTGGATAGCTAAAGACTATACAGGAGTATGTATGATCGGAGACTATTATGTCGATTTATCTGATATGGTACTTGTGGTAGATAATGAAATAAAAGGTATTCACTATATTGACTGGTATTGGACTTATGTAGCCGAGTATATGAAAGGAGATGAGCAGTATATCAATCTCAGGAGCTATGCTATGGCTAAAGGGTATAAAATAAAGTAGGTATCTAACCGCCTCTAATTCGGTACGGTTAAAAGTTTGTATATATCTGCAAAGACAATGCTAAATAAATAGCTTATATATACTAACTAAATTTCTTTATGCAAATGTACTTGCAAAGAGAACTGTGGTTATAATAACCATAGACCATTTTGTCCACTTGGGCGATATGGTCTATCGTCTTGCCAACATCGGGAAAACGATATATAATGTAGTTAATTCCATATTCTTATCAGCTGTAGGGGTGTGGTTGGGATAGCGTCCCGTAAAACCCGCTTTATAGCACCAGAAAAAACAAGGAAAGCTAACTTGAATTGGGCTGTAAGGCAAAAAAGGAACGGGGTGTCCCCGTTTGCCACGAGGGGAGAGAACGGTCTCCCTTTTTGGTTTACTACATCCCCACTACATAGTTTATTGGCTTATATATGTCTATATTTGCATTATATGTAAAAGTATGTTATTATAAAAATACTAGTAAGAGTTTTCATATTTCTTTTGCTAGGACTAATTTTATAGATGCAAAAAAAGATAGTTCCAACTGTCTTTTTTTGTTTCCCTAAAGAAAAAGAACCAATCAGATGATGGTTCTATAGGTGATTAAGATAAATCAAATAACTGTTCTGTGGACAAGGTACATAATTCTTTCGCCTTTAGAATTATGGGTATAATTCCCATTATGTACTGAACAATGACAGGACTCGCATAAAGGAAGTAGATTAGTGTAATGATTATTGCCTCCGTCTCTTCTTCTGAGTATATGATGTATCTGTAATTTGTTGGGTCGAAATTGCTGGTAGCAAAACTGGCAAGTGTAGTCGTAGTCTTCTTTAATTGCCCAACGAACTGATGACTTGATGGAAGACATAAAAAGAAAGCAGTTGACATTTTTATTATACTATATATTATAAAGATGTACACATTGCTATTTTGCAATGACCACTCCTAACTCTGTTCGGTTTATTTTTATCTATCGTGCTTTAATCTTAGTTCGTGGTGAACTTCGGCAAATCAGATTTGACAGCTGGGTTCGAAGAGTTGACCCTCATCAATACTATACCTGTGTTGACTTGGTTGATTATTCAATCTACGAAGTGCTTGGAGCTAATCTGCTGGATTATGTCCTTTACAATATGCGACCTCTTACCAAATCTGATCCTGAATACATCCCACAATTGCCTGTGCAACAGGGATGACTCACAATCCTAAACTAAAAAGGAGGGTGTTTAATCCTCCTTCTTTCTTTTAGTACCATCCCTTGCTCTGATGAAATTTTTGAGTCTCTAAGGTGCTATGGCCTAATTAAATATAATAAAGAAATATACAATCCCAAAAACATAAAGTGTTATCACAAAGTTCCATTTCCAGCGGACTAAAGTTCTTTTAGGTATAGGGCGGTCTTTAAGTCGTCTGATATATGTAATTTAATAATAATCTAACAGTCTAATCTGTGTGAGAATATAAAGTTCTCAAGGGAGGAGACAAGGATTTGCACCTTGTATGATACCGCAGTTTCTACATATTGCCTTAGCTAAGGGCTCACCGAGTATTGCAGTAGAAATCTAACTCGTGTCTAGCGTCTACCTTATTTTCCGCCACTCCTCCATTGAGAACTCTATATTTTAATGTGCTATATAAGGCTCTTAGTGAAGAGGGCAAGGTTTATCTCGCTTGCAGACTAGGCATTTCCTTAATGTCCATAAGCTCCCTCAGCTTCACCTGTTTGGTGTAGTTAATTAAGCTACCTTTTCCTGCTTACCCGATTTTTGCTAGGTTTTTCGGTTTTTCGTCATTGGCTTGTTTTTCCTCTTGCAAAAGGCGGATTGTACTTCTCCTACATAGCCAACTGGTTCTCTGCCCAATACCTCTTCATTAAAAGCCCTATATTTTAATGTGCTGTACTTATTATATCACAATTTTGTCCAGTGCTTCTCGAGTACCTTTCATTGCTGGTATTTCTTCTACCTCTTCAATAATCATTGCTTGGCAAACAAACCAGTATTTAGGCCCACCTACTCCAAAAGCGTTGCCATATAATTTCCAACCTTCATCCAAATGTTTATTTACATCTTCATCAAGTTCTTTAGTATATTCACTATAAACTAATTTATACTTTGTCATATATTTAATATATTAGTTGATAATCTCGGGTCAATTCATCGGTCATTATTTGGCAATGTTCCAGCAGGTCATCGGTCTTTATAGTGTGGAGGTTATAATATAAGTCTATATCCTCCTGCACTATTGTTTGGATAAATTCTTGTTTTATTTCATCCCTCCTATCGGAGACTTCACTTTGTTTCGTCATACTATAAAGCCTTTAATAGATCCCTAATAGTTATGTATAGCATATACCCTACAATAGGGAATAAAACTAATAAAATAAATAAAACTTGGACTAAGTGGGCAAATGATGTAATTTCCATAAGAGTGAAGTTAATTATTATACTTGATATGGGATTGGCTAATAATGTTGTGGCTAGTTGCTATATATATACTGCTCACGGTCTTATTTAACCAATCCTATACTTGTATTTATATATTAACATATTACTAACTATTTGTCAAATGGTAAATTGTGGATAACTTTTAGAATAGACTTATTATATATTTAATTGCTACCACTAAACCAGCTGTTGCTATAGCTACTACAATTAAAGTGATGTATAGCATTATAGCTATTTCTTTGGCTCCTTGCTCAGAGTCTGCTGAGTCTATTACCGGCTCATCATCTTCTAGAACTGCATTTTCTGCATTGGTTTTACTAATAATATAGTCGGAGTGAAATGCTTTAATTTTTAAGTGAGTGTCCATACTTACTTGGTCTGGTCTTACACTAAAGATTTTTCTTAGAGTGTTAAGATTAACCTTACTAAACTCTGCTATTTGTCTTTTGGTAAATCCTACTTGGATTAGATAATCTAGTCTAGTCAAGGTTAGTTCGCTGTCAATTCTACTTTTTAAGTTGTTCATATTGATAATTTATTAAGTGATAATTTGAAATTGAAGTGACCATATTTACTTCTTAAATAATTGATTATAATAAACTGTATATAGCCAAACTATAGCAGAGTAGATCCAGTGGATGATGTATATAAGAGCAAATAACACACCCATTATAGGTACAACTGCTAGGAAGACTAATATCCACCAGAGAGCGTGTACTATGTAGCCAATTGCAATGATAAAGTTGGTGAGGTGTTTCATATTATTTACTTTGATACTTACTAATAATTTGATGTACTCTTGCTCTAGATATTCCAAACTCTAATCCAATTATAGCTGGAGATGCTCCTCCTTGATAGGCTTGTAGGATCATCCTATCCCTGCGGTTTATATTGGCAGGGATTTCAACCTGCCGTCTTGATTTGTTTATAAGTTCCTGTATTTTAGTAGTCATCTTCTGTGTCTAAAAATGTTTGATATAATTCTCTAATCCATTGTTCACTAATAAGTCCCATATTATATAACTGGTCTATTCTGAAATAGTCACAAAGGTCTTCGAGGATGTCATCTTGTATACCTTTGTCTCCATAGGCTGGAGTATCAGTAAATAGTTTGACTGCCATTTCATTTTGTAGGGGTGTTCCTACAACCCAATAACTATAATCAATTTTATATTCCCATTCTTTAAGGTCGTGTAATATATTTTGTATATCTATTGGGTCTGGGTTATAGTCTGTGTAATCTATTTCCATAAGCGAAGTGTTTAGTTAATACTCGATATGTGGTTTTGGATTGGCTCGGCTAGTGTCTATATATACTGCTCGGCATCTCAATCACTTATCTATAAACATTATAACATAATACTAACTATTTGTCAAATAGTTTTATAAAGAAAAACCTTCTAAGCGTCAATAAGACTTAGAAGGTTTCTCAAAGATGACAAAAATGGAACTGCATAAAGGGTATTAGCCAGATATAGAGTCCCGTGCATCATATCAAGTATCACCACAGCTCACTTCACCTAACTGTGGCTGGGAGCAGTATATCATATTGTATCTAAAATGGCAACTTATGGAAGTGATATTTATTAAGCCAGTCTCGAGCTTCTTGCAATATTTCTAGCAATAGTTTCCAGTCAGCTTCTATGATGTGATAGGTGTAGATTTTTATTCTACCTTCGTCTAAGTCGGTAAACACTAGAGCAGTCTTTTTCCGTTTTGTAAGGTAGGAGTAGGCTACTAACTGCCACCAGTATCGGCGATAGGCTTTCTTCTCATCCACACGGTCAAAAGTGTCTGAGTTTTTACAAGTCTTAATATCTATCACCCAATTAGCAGTTAATATATCTGGAGTCCCGTGTAGGATATTGAGTGTATCTGGAAAGTCCTTGTCATCAAATTTAATTTCATTCTTAATGTGAAATCTACCTAGCTTGGCATTGTATAGCTCAATACTATCATCCTCCCTGAGTATTCCTTTTTTTATAGCTTCGGTTTGTAGGATAATCTTTTTGCCTTCCACATACTCCTCATATATCTTAAGCAATTCAGCCTCGGATAGCCCGTTTTTTGCCAATATGAGCTTAGGTAATCTATGGGGTGAGAATTTATATTGGTTAAAGTTTTGTATAGGCAATAAGGGCGGATTTATCTCCACCCTTATTCCTGTTGTTGCTAGTAATGGCATAGTTTAGACTGTGTCAAAATTGATTTCGTCTAAGTCTATATCATCATCCTCGTCTTGCTTTAAGTTTTCCACCGGAGACTTTGGATCATTCTTGCTTACCTTTGCATACTCTGGAGATTTCATTATGATTTCCTTTAGCCAGTCTCCAAACCCTTCGAATGTCATTGGCTGGTATTCACCTTCTTCTAGTGAGAAGAATATAGAGTCAGTGATTTGTGGAGGGCATACCATTCCTTTCATCACT